CTCCAAAGCAACAAGGCCCAAGGCAGTATTCTCTGCGCCTGTAGTGTTGGCATTGAGAGCTTTATAACCAAAAGCCTGAACATTACCGCTAGTATTGCTATACCCTGCTTGAAACCCAACAGCAGTACTGTTAGATGCAGTGGTATTAGCAAATAGTGCCTGATACCCCAGAGCTACATTAGAGTTGCCTGTTGTGTTAGTGCCTAATGAAGACCTACCTATAGCAGTATTACTACCTGCTGTAGTATTTGCATCAAGAGCAAAAGCACCCAAAGCCACGTTATTTGCGCCAGTAGTGTTGGAAAGCAATGCTTTATACCCAACGGCTGTGTTCTGATTGCCTGTCGTGTTACTAACTTGGCTACCAACTCCTATTGCAGTGTTTTCGGAGCCTGTTGTATTAAGCCTTAAAGCAGAACCAGTAGTTCCGTCAAATCCACCGACAGCTACGTTAGATGTTCCTGTAGTGTTATCAGCTAATGCAAAAGCTCCTAAAGCAGTAATTGTACCAGTTGTATTATCAAATCCCGCATTGTACCCAACCGCTGTATTGTTGCTTGCGGTGGTGTTAGTTTGCAAAGCGTTTCTACCTACTGATGTGTTAAACTCTCCAGTAGTGTTATAAAACATGGTTGCATGACCAAGTGCTGTATTTGAAGAACCTGTTGTGTTAGAGTATAGTGATTGCCTACCAAGAGCAACGTTTAATGTACCTGTGCTGCTTGTATACATTGATTGCATACCAACTGCTGTATTACTAGCTCCAGTAGTATTACCATCTAAAGCCTCAAAACCAAGCCCTACATTGTTGTCACCTGTAGTATTAGAATCTAAAGAGTTAGTACCCAACGCCACGTTTTTTGTACCAGTTGTATTTTCAAAAAGAGCCTGACTGCCCACAGCAGTATTGCTGTTTGCGGTAGTGTTAGCAAACAGGGCATCGTGGCCTATTGCAACATTATAACTACCAGTGCTGTTTGTATAAAAAGCATTTTCTCCCATTGCAACATTACTATGGCCTGTTGTTGTACTTCTAAGGGATTGATAACCTACAGCAGTGTTATTTGAGCCTGTTGTGTTTGAAATGGCAGAGTGATAACCAATAGCAGTTAGTCTATCGCCTGTTGTATTTACTGCTCCTGCTGAATCACCAACCGCTGTGTTACCAGTTGCAGTAGTGTTTGCAGCTAAAGAACCACTACCTACAGCAGTATTAGAAGCCCCTGTGGTATTTGCCCCAAGTGCAGAGTTACCTACGGCTGTATTCTCATTAGCAGTAGTGTTCGCATCAAGCGCAAGTCTACCAATAGCAGTATTCTGTGCGCCAGTTGTGTTGACTTGCATTGCACCATGTCCAATGGCAGTGTTATTTGCAGCAGTAGTGTTAGCAGTCAAAGCATCTACACCCATAGCAACGTTGGCGCTTCCAGTAGTATTAGCAAGCAAAGCATCTTTACCAACAGCTACATTATTTGCACCAGTTGTGTTAGCAAAAAGAGACTGATAACCAACGGCTGTATTGTTGTCAGCAGTGGTGTTAGCATTAAGAGATTGCGTACCAACGGCTACGTTAGCATCACCAGTTGTTAAAGCTAAACCAGAAGCAAATCCAACAGCTACGTTTCCATTACCAGTAGTTTGTGCTGCTAATGCTGTACTACCAATAGCAGTACTATAACCACCAGTTGTAAGTGCAGTTAATGCAGCATTACCTAAAGCAGTGTTATCACCACCGGGGCTTGAACCATCTAAGCTATCTAATGCAGTTAAACCAAATGCTATGTTTCTAGAACCGTCAGGAAAGTTACCGTCTAGTCTAATGGTAGCATCTGTACCTTCATCATCAAAGACTGTTATTCCATGTGTTGTGATTGAGCCATCAAAGAATGCATTCTTATACATTAGTGATGCTGTACCCAAGTCTACAGTATTATCTGTCTTAGGACGCATGGCTGATGCAGTTATTACCACATCTTGAGAAGGACCAACTTTTTCAATCGGTGCACCTTCTGCAGATGTTCCGTCATGTGTGTGACCACTAGACGCATGAAACGCAGCTACTACTGCGTCAAACTCACCGTCTAGGTCTGAAGCATTAATAACGTTACCATCGGCAATGTTATTAGATGCGTCATTTCTAGTGTAACCTGTTCCCATAATTTTTTACCTTCTTGTGTTTGTTCCATACTCTAATGTGATAGCATCTAGTGAAAATGGTGGGTCTGTGCTATCTGTTGTATACTGTAGAGATACGACAAAACCCGATCCTACTAATTGTGATTCAAAAAGTGTTTTTAACTTACTTCCAAATGTAGCTGATCCAAATGTTGAACTTCCGTAAATAGATACAGTACCTGTTGTATTGTTTAAAGAAATTGCAGGTGGCTGTACACTATTGTTCTGGTCAAAGTCTAATTTAAGACTTGCATCAAATGACACACTACCTTGTGGATCTGTATATAAAAACATCTTATAAAATGTCTTACGTACTCGTGGGTCACTAATTGGCATATATGGTGTAGCAAAAGTAGTCTCTATGTTAGATCCATTAAAGCTATTGCCACTTTCCATTTTGTATAAGTAGCCATCATCATTAGAAAATACAATTGTTTCTGTACTCTCATTGTATTTACTATCTGCTACGTATGCTTGTATTCCTTGTAAAGATGACCAAGACATTCCTTCACCGCCTTGTGCAGCCATCTGTGTTCCAAGTATACCCTTTGAATTTTCTTCTGACGTATTAGGGTTGTATCCAAATATTCTATACTGTGATTTATTTCTAACAACAACACTAGCAAAAGAACTATTAGTAGCAACTAAATCTGTAAGTTCTTTTTGTATGTTTTTAGAAACAACTCCTAAACCAAAGTCTCCTATTCTTTCTGTGCCACTAAGTAATCTTAAACCATCAGGAGCTAGAAACATTACATCTCCACCCACCTCTTGTATAGTACCTGTGTCTAAACATCCTATATCTAATGTAATAGGTTGTAAGTTAAAATCTGCTACTGTGTTTCCTACAAGTTGGAATATAGAAGATTCAGTAAATATAATTAACTGTTGTCTAAATACAATTAATCCTGTTACATCTGCTCCTACAGATATTGTACCAGAACCATTTGCTGCTGTAAAGTCATTATCAGTATATGGTGCTGTAAATGTTATTACATTATCTTTAGCAAAAAACAGTTGATTTTTAAAGTTTGCAACAAAACTAGCCGCTGTTACATCTGTAGGTGCATCAATAAAGTTTGTAAAAACATTTGTTTCAGAATATGTAGCAGGTACGTTTGAACCATCTACAATAGCTATCTTTTCTGTTCCATCAAAATTATATGTAGTAAATCTAGTTTTAGTAGCTGTCTCTCTTGATGTACTTAAAAATGTTATAACAGCATTGTCTGCAGGTGCACTTGCTAAAGCAGGGGCTATTGCTAGTGTTGCACCACCAGAGCTTACACTTGCATTAGAAGTAACAGTATATATCTTGTCAGTTACACTACTAAATGTTAAGTCTACATTATTGCCTATTGATTGAGCAGAAGATATTACTAAGTTTTGTTGGTCAGATAAACTTGCTACAGTTGTTCCATCTGCAATTCCAGTTCCAGATACAGTCATACCTGCAACAATAGTACCTACATTTGTATCTACCACAAGTGTTGTAGTGCTTGATGTAGCTCCATTTACTTTTGCTGTAGGTCCATCAGCAGCTATCTTAAAAACATCACCTGCTTGAGGCGTACCTGTCAGACCATCTACAACAAGACTTGTACCACTTTGTGATGCACCATTTACTAAAACAGTTCCGTAAGAAGGTACATTTAAAAGAGTGTAGCCAGAACCTGCAGTTTTATACAGATCATCATTCTTAGCAACAATAACACTATCTCTGTATAAACCACAACCTAATGTTAAATAATCTGTAACTGTAGAAACAAACTCTACGGAGTCTCCATTAGATGGTGATGTAAGTAAACTAGAAGTAAAAGTTAATGTAGCAGTATTATTTGTATCATCAAAACTAACACCACTACCTGCTATTGTGTATACTTTAGTAAATGTTAGTGTAACATCATTAGCTAATGTTTGTGCATCAGATAGTACAATATTATTTTGGTCTGTTACTGAAGCTATTGTTACTGTTCCAGATATACCAGTGCCTGTAACTGTCATACCTGCAACAAGAGTTCCAGAGTTACCATCTAGTACAAGTGCAGTAGTATTACTAGTAGCACCATTTACAACGGCTGTAGCATGTGTAAGTTTAAGTGTATCACCTGCAACTGGAGTTACTCTTATGTTAGCTATGTTAAGGCTTGTACCAGTTTGACTAGCACCAGTTACAACAGGAGAGCCATAAGGGGGTATTAGGGCATCATCGTATTTAATGTAACCTTCTATTCTGCGGTATCCACCCTCAACAGACGGCTCAAAGTTTTTAAGTATTCTTGCAGAACCGGGCATGTTAATACCCTGCTGTAGTGGACTTACGTTTGTTACTAGCCCACCCCGAAACTCAATCGGGTATGTCTGACGAGTTGATGGCATATATTAAATTACTCTAATAGAACTAACAGATGATGTATTCTGTGGGAGTACAGTAGAACGTGCATAGTCATATCTATTGACATACAAACTACGCATACTTTTTATTTCATCCATATATTTATTTTGCATTACTTGTGCTTCTTGAGTTTCTCCTCTAAATAAATATGCATAGTACATAGCCCCATCTATAATAATATATCTAAACTGTGATGGAATACTTGGTACGTCTGTAGCATTAAGTAAGTCTACTGGTAATCTGTAGTATTCATATACAAGCTCATATGCTTTGTCTGGTATTTTTACTAAACCAAATTCTCTGTTTGGAGCACGAAAAACAAAATCAGGTAATCCTGTACTAGCAGAACTTGAAGTATTATATTCATAATCTACATAACGTGATAGGTATTCTTCATAGGTAAGTATCTTTAATAGTTTAGTTTGATTTCCTAGTGTAGCATTTCTTTTAATTCTAAATGTATCAAAGTCTAGTGTTTTTGCATCAGCAGGAAAACTATATCTCATAATACCTGAAGTTAATGTTTCTTCTTCTGTTACGTGATTAAAGGGCCATTCATATTCATGTTGGTTTATATAACGTATTGATGAGTTAATAGATTCTTTAATCATACCATACTCACCTGCAGATGTACTAAAATTAGTAGCAGTTAACTCTACTTCATTTAACCTACGATTTACATCATTAACAAGACCAAGATAATCGTATGCCATTTATCGTTCCTTTAATTTAAGTTTTACACTACGCTCTGCTGTACTACCAGTGTTATCTGTCATTTGACAAAAAAAGGTGTACTCAACATTATTCTGTCCACTACCTATGTTTATAGTTGTTACAGTGTTAGTATTTGTTTGAGATACATTTTGTATACTATCTGTTGTTGCACTACTAGAAGCTGTTGTAAGGTTTTGTCCTGCTTGTAATTCTGTCTTAGTGTTATACAAAGATGATTTTACAAACCATTTAACACTACTAATTATTGCAGTATCAAGAAACCTTGACCAATCTATACTATAATCTAATGTTTCATCTGGATCTTTTATAGGCCAACGAAAACTCATTTGTTAATCCTCATTTGCGTAGACTACCCTATCTGCTGAAGTAGGCTTTCTTTCTACAAAAACTATTCTTCTTTGCTCAGATACTCGTACTGTTCTCTCTGCTGATGTGCTCATTATGCTGCTCTTTCAATGGTAACAGCACGTCTTCTACTATATAAATGAGCCACAGCTTCGTAATCAAATTGTACTGCTATTACATTTGATCTAGCAAAACCTATCTCACTTGTTATAGCTACTGAAGTTAAACTTGTTCCTGTGTTAGTTGACACTCCATTTACAGAACCTGTAGCAGAAACACTACCAAGTTCTTCTGTAGGTTTCTCTTCTAGTTCATTTACTTCACCTGTTGCAGATACACCTGTTAGTGTTATAAATGATGTTGCTTTTAGTACAAGAGTACCTAGTGATCCTGTAGCTGAAACACTTAGTAAGTTTTCATCTACCTGTGCTTCTA